GCAAGGTCACTTTAAACAACAATCGGGGTCACCATCGACATTCACTGGCAATACACTGGGTAATATTGGCATTACATCACTTTACCTCAATTGGGACGAAATATACTCCATATGGAAGGGCGATGATAGTTTAATACGCGGGTACAACTTTGATTGGAAGGCAGATGCTAAACAGCGGTTGAGAGCCACCGGTCACCAACTTAAAATGCACATTTCACCTGTTGGGGAATTCGCTGGGTTCGTGACAACACCATCAGGTTTTGCTCCAGATTTAGTGCGTAGGATAGCCAAATTCATTTCAAAGGTATATGCTGATGAAAAACACTTTAATGAAGCAAAGATGTCGGTTGATCAAGATTTATCAGTTATACGTAATGAAGAACATAAACAACAAATGTTCATATCATTGTCATTGCATTACAAAGAATTAGGCATCACACCTATGGACGTATGTATTCTCCACTCTTTTGCTGATAAAGTCAAAACACTCGAATTCAAGAACTATAAGTACGTTAAACAACCACTCATTAAATTACAACAATAATTCATTTTAATAATCAACAATCACAACAATACCATCATTTCACATTTCAGCTGGCGAGCTTATAATACGCAATCTCTCAAACATCAATGTTTCCGATTTACCGCTACCGCTTAGCGGATGTGCCCGTAATTCCGTTTCGGCTCGGGCCTGTAGGCAATCGGTTCAAGTTAGATGGCCCCCGTACTGGGGTTCCACAATGTACAAGTAATCTCTGAATTATTAAAATGAAATTATATATAACGTCTTATAAACATACTAATTGCGATTTTAGAGTACACTACATACCCAATTATCAATACGGTTTATTTTGTTTAACACATAACGAGTGGGTACCATTATTAACTTACGAACGTGAAAACCCTTGGTCCACTTCTGAATTGTCATTCGAAATTGTCACTGTGGGTATAAATTAGTACAAGGACTTTTTCGATTATTATTTATCAAACATCAAATATTGAAAATTAAATTAGTTAAACTATAGCTACTACAGTTACAACTTACACCATACTATGGCTCAAATGTATACTAAGGAGAAACTTAAGGAATTGCCAGGTTTGACACAAGCTGGTAAAGATTGGAGTGCTAAATATTTGCATCCACCAGCAGTGACAGGCAATGATTTTTGTGGCATACCAGATGATAACAACACACCATCAGCCATGATGGAATACCGTATGACCAATGATTGTCTACCTGTTCTTGACGGAGACAACTCTCACTGCCTTTTTCTCATGAGTTCATCCATCAAATTTCCTTATTATCAAGCGCTCAGCATCGGTCCAGATAACGGTGATAATCAGTGGGCATGCGACAACGCTACTTATGCTTTCAGCAACCCGTCACTTGATATAGTTGCCAATTCACGTAATCTAGGAAGCATCCGAGAGGTTGCTGCCAGTAAAACATGTTATTTGCTTACAAACGAACTTACTAACAAAGGTACTGTATCGTGTGCACAATTTCGTCCTGACATACAGATCATTACAGGCGCGACTCTTTCTATGCTCACCGAACGCTTCAGTCATGCATCAAATTCTCAAGAACTTAACAACAATCTGACAGCACTGTTCAAACGATTGTCTGTTGATGACACTTATGGTTTCGAAAAATTGTCTCTTAAACCTCAAGCACCGCGTATCACTACAATCGACCTGCAGATTATCAGACTTGGTGAAAAGGTTCGTACACCGGGCCAATTAACACAATTGTCACCAAAATCTGTGCAACATATGGCCAAAGATGGTTTATTCACTGTCCATCATTATTCACAACCTGCAGTTGCATTTAAATCCCTCTCAATAGGATCAGCTGCGGCTCGTGCACCATTGGCGACGAACCTTTATTACTGCCTTTATGAGCAATATGATTCGATCGGTCAAGTACAGATCAAATTTTTCTCAACCGATGGTACGGGCACACAAGCTTCAGCCTTACAGGATATGCCTTGGTCAGATATGACATGGTCATATGTATTTTTCAATCAACTTGATGCGGTTTCACGTGTTACTGTTAAGAATGTGATGAATTGGGAAGTACAACCTTATGTTGGCTCAGTCTTATCTCCTTTCACCCGATCACCAGCAATACCAGACCGCTCTGCTATGGACGGTGCTGTCTTGGCCGCCCATGGCATGCCAGACGGCTTGATTGCGTCAATGAACGATGAAGATGACGCTGTTAAGGTTATAAATGAAACTGAGGTCTCACCAGGCGTTATACCTGCCATCAACAATATGGTCAAGTCTGAACCTGAGCACATGAGCGCGACTGTCGCCAAGGAGGCTCGCAAAGAAGTTGATAATCGCATCAAGGGTGCACAGAAAACTGCGGGTAAAATACGTAACAAAGGCCAAGGGAGGCCTCGCCCAACTGGAGGAAATCGCAAACAGGTCGCTGGGAAACGCGTTGTCCCTGGGAAAGATGTTCGGTCTATCACTTTGAAAGGAAATGCCAAAGGTTCGAAACAGCCCAATCGCAATCGCCGTAATGGTCAGAAACAAAAGCGCCGACCGAATCCAAACACCGATTTGAACGGTGCGGGTGAACTTAAAATCACCAATTAATTTATTATTTATTTATTGAAATTGATCCTCGAGCTTTTAAAGAGTAAGCTACACTGACTTTTATTTATTTATTAAATTTGATCCTCGAGCTTTTAAAGAGTAAGCTACACTGA